GACTTTAAGTTTATGTGCTTTATGATTAAATTCTGTTGCACCTATGATGTCTATCTTGTTACTGGTAGTGATAGAGAGAAGACAGTTGATCAACTTGGTCTTGATATATGTTACAGAGCAAAGAGAGTATATAATTGCTCTGGTAGTGATGTTTATGAAAGAGATGTCAATGTCTACAGGGATGATTGGCAATTACCAAAAGAAGTAGAATGGTTTTTAAAGGATGAGTTAGCATATAGTTGCTTTCCTATTCGTAACGGATTGCATATTGAAAGAAGACCAGGTGGTGTAAACTTTAGTATCTTAGGTAGAGGAAAAGATCCATCTGTAGGTAGGGCAGAATATATTAAGTGGGATAAAGAAAGATTAGAAAGAGAGGATATTGCAAATAGACTTAGAGATAATTTCCCAAATCTATCTGTAGCATTAGGAGGACAAACTGGTCTTGACTTAGGACCTTTAGGTAGTGATAAGAGTCAGATTCTTAGAGACTTTAAACTAGGTGAGGAGTTACATTTCTTTGGTGATAGGATGGAAGAAGGAGGTAACGACTATAGTTTAGGGAAAGCAGTACAAGAAATGGGTGGTAAAGCGTACCATGTCAGAGACTGGGAAGAGACAAAAAGTATTATAATTAGTAGTGTCGCCGAAAGGGACAACAAAAAACAACTCGCTTATTAAGGAGAACCATGATGACTAACCTCGCAAGGTATCATACTACTAATCTTCCAGAATTAATGAAGATTATTAGAGAAAACGGTATAGGGATGGATGACTATCTCAATCGTTTCTGGGATGATACATCAACAAGTAATTACCCACCTTACAATCTTATCACTGTAAGTAATACTGAATCCAAACTAGAAATAGCACTAGCAGGATTTAAAAAGGATGAGATTAAAGTTTACACAGAGTATGGTAAACTATATGTGGAAGGAAACAAAGAAGATAAAGAAGATAAAACTTACGCATATAGAGGACTTGCACAAAGATCCTTTAATAGATCATGGCATATTGCTGAAGACACTATTGTCAAAGATGCAAAGATTGAAGATGGATTACTAACTGTCACACTTACTAAGGTAGTTCCAGAACATCATCAGCGTAAGGATTGGATCTGACTAGGCATAAATTTTTGTAACCAAAAGTAGGTTTGTTAGGATATCCTAACTAAATAAAGTACATATGGAGACAACTATGCACAACATAATGCCCCAGAACCAACTGTCTGGATGGACAATGACTGATCACTCTTACTCAAGTGAATCATGGGAACAAAAACTGGATGAGTATTATGAATGTATTGTTGAATGCTCGCATGGTCAACCTGTTTGCAAACGGTTATGCAATGAAATCCTAAGGTAATATATAAGGGGGTCGTCAGACCCTCTTTTTTATGGTATAATGACGAAAGGAATTTAAAACACATGTCGATAAAAGTAGCATTGATTAATAATGATCAGGTAATCGCTGATATAAAGGAGGTAATTGATCCTGAAAATGACAGCAGACAATACCTTTTCAATAATCCATTGAAGGTTATTTTACAACCAACAATGACTCTTCAAGAAGATGCATCTCAAATAGATTCAAATCAATCTCAAGTTTCATTAGCAACTTGGCAACCATTAACAACTGATTCTACCTTTGTAGTTAATCCTAATGTAGTTCAATGTGTTTACGAACCTATTCCTGATCTTAGGTCAATGTATTTGGAGTTACAAAATGGCAATTAAGATAGTAGTATTTGATGACAGTTATAAATGTGTCATCGCAGATGTTCAAGAAGTAGTTGGTGCTGATATTGGTGAACCAGATTGTCAACTTACTGATCCATATGAGTTCATTGAGTTTGATGATGAGGAAGAACCAAAGGAATATACTGATCGTTTAAAACCTTGGGATGTTCTTAACAAATCATCAGATAATAAATGTCGTATTAGCAGTGATAAGATTCTTACTCTTGTAGATCCAGACAAATTTATTTTAGATGCATACAATGAAATTATTAATTGAATGAAGTTTTACACTAATGTGCAAATGATCGGGGATAGTTTCCTCGTTCGTGGTTATGATAATGGTGAGTACATTCAGTTCAGAGAAAAATACAATCCAACTCTATTTGTTCCCTCAAACAAAAAAACTTTTTATAAAACTTTAGAAGGTCAATATGTCGAACCTATTAAACCAGGTTCGGTAAGAGACTGTAGAGATTTTTATAAAAAGTATGAAGAAGTTGAGCATTTTAAAATTTATGGCAATGAGAGGTATATCTACCAGTATATCTCAGATAAGTACCCCGAAGAAGAGATCAAGTTCGACATTGAAAAGGTACGATTATTAACTGTTGATATTGAGACTCGTTCTGAGAATGGATTTCCTAATGTAGAAACTGCTGATCAGGAGATATTATTGATCTCTGTGCAAGATTATAATACTAAAGAGATCACAACATGGGGTGTAGGTCCATTTAAAATTAAACAAGATAATGTCAGATACATTCAGTTCAATAATGAACATGATATGTTGAGTAGTTTCATCCAATGGTGGATGGACAATACTCCTGATGTTGTAACAGGATGGAATATCCAACTGTTCGATATGCCATACATTACTAAAAGGATTGATCGTCTTCTAGGTGAGAAACTTGCCAGAAGATTATCTCCTTGGGGATTGGTTAGTGAGAAGGAAGTATATATTAAAGGTCGTAGGCAAGTCTATTATGATATTGGTGGCATCACGCAGTTAGATTATCTTGATCTTTATAAGAAGTTTACTTATAAGGCACAAGAATCTTATCGATTGGATTATATTGCAGAGGTAGAACTAGGTCAGAAAAAACTTGATCACTCTGAGTTTGATACCTTCAAAGATTTCTATACTAATGGTTGGCAGAAGTTTGTAGAATATAACATCAAGGATGTGGAACTTGTTGACCGTCTGGAAGACAAGATGAAACTTATTGAACTAGCACTTACTATGGCATATGATGCTAAAGTAAACTATAATGATGTCTTCTATCAGGTAAGGATGTGGGATACCATTATCTACAATTATCTAAAGAAAAAAGGAATAGTAATTCCACAAAAAGAACAATCAGATAAATCTGAGAAATACGCAGGTGCTTATGTCAAAGAACCAATTGCAGGACGCTATGATTGGGTGGTCTCTTTTGACCTTAATAGTCTGTATCCTCATCTCATTATGCAGTACAATATCTCCCCAGAAACCATCAGGGAGACTCGACATCCAAAAGCAACTGTTGATAGAATCCTTGAAAAAGAAATAGAAATAACAGGTAAGGATGCTATTGCTGCTAATGGAGCACAGTATAGAAAAGATAAGAGAGGTTTCTTACCTGAGTTGATGGAGAAAATGTATAATGAGCGTGTAATTTTTAAAAAGAGGATGATCGATGCCAAGAAGAAATATGAAAAGACACCAACGGTTGCTCTTGAAAAAGAAATTGCAAGATGCAACAACATACAAATGGCGAAAAAGATATCTCTTAATTCTGCTTATGGTGCTATCGGCAATCAGTACTTCCGCTATTATAAATTAGCAAATGCAGAAGCAATCACATTGTCAGGACAAGTCTCTATCAGATGGATAGAGAACAAAATGAATAACTACTTAAACAAAATTCTTAAAACAGAGGATACTGATTATGTCATTGCTAGTGATACTGATTCTATCTACCTCCACCTTGGTCCTCTTGTCGATCTTATCTACAAAGATAGAGAGAAGGATGCTGAGGGGATTGTCTCGTTTCTTGATAAGATTTGTGAGGAGAAATTTGAACCGTTCATCGACCAATCATACAAAGAATTAGCAGAGTATCTTAATGCTTATGATCAAAAGATGTTCATGAAGAGAGAGAACATTGCTGATCGTGGCATATGGACAGCAAAGAAAAGATACATCTTAAATGTATGGGATAGTGAAGGAGTTAGATACGAACAACCTAAACTAAAAGTTATGGGTATCGAGTCTGTTAAATCTTCTACTCCTGCTTCTTGTAGAAACATGTTAAAGGATGCATTCAAGATAATGATGAATGGAACAGAGGATGATGTCATCAATTACATAGAAGGATGTCGTCAGAAGTTTAGGACTTTACCTCCTGAGCAGATATCATTTCCTCGTTCAGTTAGTGATGTTCAAAAATATAAATCTCATTCTGACATTTATATAAAAGGAACTCCTATTCATGTTAGGGGAGCACTATTGTTTAACCATTATATAAAAGACAAGAAACTTACTAATAAGTATTCTCTTATTCAAAATGGTGAAAAGATTAAATTTTGTTATCTAAAAAAACCAAACATAATTCATGAAAATGTGCTATCCTTCATACAGGACTATCCTGTTGAGTTAGGTCTTGACAAATACATTGATTATGACTTACAATTTAACAAGGCATTCCTTGAACCATTAAAAATTATTCTTGATGCTATCGGATGGAGCGTCGAGAAAACTGCTAACTTAGAATCATTTTTTGTATAATGAGAGATCAAAATTCTATAGATCATGAGGAGACAAAGGAAGAGAAATGGAATCGTGGATTAGACTTATTCATTGAGTCAGTTCAGAAACCAGATCATTCTCTTAGAGGATGTGCTCACAACCAGAAATGTTATGACGAGCTTATGCAAGTGCGTGATAATGTGCTAGAATACTTAAATACATTGAGACTGTAATGGATTTTTTAAAAGACATAGTAAAAGAGATAGGAGATGACTACACACAACTCGCTTCAGATATTGAAGAAAGCGAAAGATATGTGGACACAGGTTCGTACATTTTTAACGCACTTGTATCAGGGAGTATATTTGGCGGTGTATCTAGTAACAAGATTACTGCAATTGCTGGTGAAAGTTCTACTGGAAAAACTTTCTTCTCCCTCGCAGTTGTCAAGAATTTTCTGGACAATAATCCTGACGCTTATGTTCTCTATTTCGATACTGAAAGTGCTATATCCAAGTCTTTATTAGAAGCACATGGAGTAGATACTAGTCGCTTAGTTGTTATTAATGTAGTAACGATTGAAGAATTTAGATCAAAAGCACTCAAGGCAGTAGATAAATATATCAAAATGCCTGAGTCTTCTCGCAAACCATGTATGTTTGTGTTAGACTCTTTAGGTATGCTTTCCACAGAGAAAGAGATCAACGATGCATTGAACGATAAACAAGTTCGTGACATGACCAAATCACAATTGGTTAAGGGTGCGTTTAGAATGTTGACTTTGAAACTAGGACAAGCAAACATTCCTCTTATAGTCACAAACCACACTTACGATGTTATCGGATCTTATGTCCCAACTAAAGAAATGGG